GACCTTGATGCCAAGACCTGGAGGCAAGAATACCAGGGAACGTGGGAAAATTATTCAGGCATCATCTACAATTTCAGCATCAAGGACAACGTCAAGGATTTCCAGGAACCCCTAGACAACAACATCATACACATAGGCATGGACTTCAACTTGGATCCAATGAGTGCCGTGGTCAGTCACATCAAGGACGGTGTGGTCAACGTGTTTGACGAGATACAGATATGGAGTTCAAACACTGACGAGATGTGTTCAGAGATACATCGTCGTTATCCAGGCAAGAAGATATTCGTGTATCCAGACCCGTCAGCCAAGGCTCGTAAAACTTCAGCTGGAGGAAAAACGGATCTGAGTATCCTGACCAATGCGGGTTTCATATGCAAGGTGATGCCCAGGCACATGGCCGTCAGGGACAGGATAAATTCCGTCAATGCCAAGCTGTGTTCGGCGTCCGGCAAGCGAGATATCTATATACACCCCAAGTGCAAGAATATGTTAAATAGCATAGCTAAACAGACTTACAAAGAGGGAACAACTTTGCCTGACAAGACACAAGGATACGATCATTTTACCGATGCTTTTGGCTACCTGATTTCGTTCTTGTATCCTATAAAGACATTCTATGAACCAGCACCACAGGAAAGATTCGCAGTCAAAACAGGAGCAATGAGATAATGGCCAACTACCACCAAACCACAATCAATGGAAGCGTCAAGGGATTACCCACACACAGGGACTATGAGAATCACATAGATCAATACAGATTTTTAAAGAGGAGTTACCTGGGAGGTAACGAATACAAACAAGGAATGTATCTGACCAAATACACATACGAGTCAGAGGGCGAATACATGAACAGGTTAGACCAATCGGCCATCGACAATCATTGTCGGAGCGTTTGTCACATCTACAACAGTTTCCTATACAGGCAAGAACCAAAGAGAGACTTTGGTTGGTTAGAGAACACACCAGAGATCAATAATTTCCTAAAAGACTGTGATCTAGAAGGCAGGAGTTGGGATTCATTCATGAGGGAGGCCAACCTACAGAGTTCCATATACGGACACTGCGTGGTATTGGTGGACAGACCAGAGATGCAGGTGGGAACACGTGCGGAAGAGCTGGCACAGGACATCAGACCCTACACAACCATCTACACACCAGAGAACGTGTTGGACTGGAAGTTCATCAGACAGGCCAACGGACACTACGAATTAGAGATGGTCAAGTTCCTAGAAGAGGACGACAGGATGTGGGAACAGTCTGCCGAATTCTACGTCAGGACTTGGACCAAGGAAAAGATCACACTGGAAGCATTCAACACTGACAACGACAAGGTGTTGGAATTGATCAGTGAGAGACCAAACACACTGGGCAAGGTTCCAGCGGTATGGGTCTACGCCAACAGGGGACCAATCAGGGGCATAGGTGTTTCAGACATCAACGACATAGCCCAATCACAGAGATTCCTACACTCACTGAACAGTGAGGCGGAGCAGTTGATCAGATTGACCAATCACCCCAGTCTGGTGAAAACGAATTCAACGCAGGCATCAGCGGGTGCCGGTGCGATAATAACAATGCCAGAGGAACTGGATGGTAATTTAAAACCTTTCTTGTTACAACCGTCAGGTGGTAACCTAGAGGCCATACTGGAGACAATGGACAACACAATTAAATCAATTGACAGGATGGCACACCTAGGGGCGATCAGGGCCATCGAGACCAGACAGATGTCAGGCGTCGCGATGCAATCAGAATTCCTATTGTTGGATGCCAAACTTTCAGAGAAGGCCAAGAACCTGGAACTTGCGGAAGAACAGATATTCAGACTGTTCGGCCTATGGCAGGGACAGGCCTGGGATGGCGAGATCAAATACCCATCAGCCTTCCACATCAGGGACAAAGGTCTAGACATGGACATCATACAGAAGGCGGCGGTGGCACAGAGGGACAGTGCGACAGCATCACCACAAGTGAAATCAATGTTGGACAACAAGATAATGGAACTGATGTCAACGGACCAGGATGATCTAGAAGAGATGCAACATCCTACAACCACACCGGCGGACAGATCAGCACACATAAAAGAGATGATAATGCAAGGTTACACGGATCAGCAGATCCTACAGATACATTCAGAAATCAGCCAAGCGGACATAACCGCGGCTAAACAAGAGTTATTAGATTTGAACAATGAAACCGCATCTCAAACACAACCACCTATTAGTTAGGGCCGAGGTCAACTCACCACCCCTACACAATTTCTCAAGCAGGAGATTGGATCTCGAGATCCGTAACCTGATCAAACACATAGACATGGAGATCCTTTCAGGACCACACTCAGCATACTGCGAGGAACCAGGCAACCTGGGATGGAGTTCAACTGCGATCATAACCACCAGTTCCATAACATTCCACTCGTGGACGGAGACGGGTGTGATACAGTTGGACGTCTACAGTTGCAAGGACTTCAGGATCAGGGACGTGTTCACTTGGTTGGCACAGTTCGACATCGAGAAGTTGGACTACAAATACCTGGACAGGGAGAGGGGATTCACCACACTGGCTGATGACCAGTTCAGCGTGTGGGACGCAACACAATACAACCTACAAGCGGAGAACATGTAAAGTGATCAGGAAACTCTACAGATTACCAGAAGAGACGGCCAGGCACCTACAGATGAAACAGTTGTGCCTTGACTACTTCACAAACTACGAGAAATTGATGAAGCGACCCAGCAAGTTGGCCGCATCCAGGACCAGGAAGGCCTGTGTGCTGTTGAAGAGGGTGGCACACGCAAGGGGCCTGGAGCTGTTGGACCTATACGCACCAAGCAGGAACGAGGGCAGGCCAGAGAAATTCCCAACCAAACACAGAACAAAGGAGGATCACAATGGACAAGAAAAAGAAGAAGAAGAACAAAGGATCTAAGTCTGGCAGAAGAAAACCCAGTGGCCGTAGGAAGTAAGGACATTGAGAAATGGATCAGACAGGTTGTTATCAAGACTCATAAAGCGAGTAAATCGCCTGTCTGTCCGTTTGCAAAGAGAACACTTGAAGATCGTAAAATACAGATCACGCCTGCGACGCCAAATGTGTTGGCTCAGATTGATCAGTGTTGCAATCTTTTTAACGTGCTTAATCTCGATATTGTTATTTTCTATTTCAACGAACCGATAACCGAGAAGAAGTTGGCCAGCATCTGCAGGCTGTCACACCGCAACAATCCCAACACCGCCATCCTGTATGACCATCCTGACAACGATGGCCTACACAAGGGAGTCAGTTTCAGTTTTGGTAAATGTCCCCTGATAATGGTGCAGGACCTAAATAGGTTGAAGAATGCACAACAACAACTACGAAAGACTGATTATTATCTCTCTTGGGGTCTTGACCCTGATAATAGTATGTTCTATTAGCAACTGATAAATATCTTTGTGAGCAAATCCTAATCACGTATTAACAACAAGGAGGACTACGATGAGTCAAGAGACATCGCAAGACACGGGTCAGACTGCCACTGTGGCACAAGATCAAGTCTCTAACACAAACACCACGCAGGACACAGCGGACAATCAACCCGCGAAAGTTTATACGCAGACAGAACTTGATGCAGTGGCGGCTGAAGTAAGAAGGAAAGCAGAAGCCAAGCTATCAAAGAAGTTTGAAGGCATAGACGTTGAGCACTACAAATCTCTAACTGCCAAGGAGGAATCTGAGAAGATATCCAAAGCACAGGAGAAGTCAGAGTTTGAGAAACTGTTGAAGGAGAATGCTGAGAAGTTTAACAGCAAGATCACGACACTAACTTCCGAACTGACCAAGATCAAGGTGGATGGAGCATTGATAAATGCCGCGTCAACCAAGAGGGCAGTGAATCCAGATCAAGTCGCGAGACTGGTCAGGGACAATGTCAGGATGTCAGAGACTGGAGAGGTCGAGATCGTTGATCCAAAGACGGGGCAGACTAGATACACTGACAATGGTGACGCTTTGACGGTAGATGGGTTGGTGAGTGAATTCTTACAGACAAACCCACACTTCGTTTCAGCAGGTCAACCAGGAGGTGGATCCACGTCGAACACTGGCACAGCGGGTGCGAAACAGATTGATGTAGAAAAACTGGATATGAACAATCCAGATCACAGGAAACTGTATGCTGAGCATCGTAAGACGCTTGGGATATAGATCCTACATTAACAACTAACAACAAGGAGAACCATCACAATGGCTCTAACAAACACAACAACACTGGCAAACTTATTGCCATCGATCGTCGCAGAAGCGTTATACCAAGCATCTGAGAAATCGATAATGAAAGGTCTAGTCAAGAACTACACACTAGCACCATCATCAGGACTAACAGTTAACGTTCCAATCTACGCGAAAGTTACAGCGGCAGGTTTAACGGAAGCTACGGCTCCAACAGCAACAGCGATCACTCCAAGCACAGCGGCTCTAGCGGTATCAGAAGTAGGTATCAGAGCAACTGTTTCAGATATTTCAATCATGGCATCAGCGTCTAACGTTGTTGCGGACATTGGAAAATTATTTGGAGAATCTATAGCAAGAAAAATGGACTCAGACCTAATGGCTAACTTCAACAACTTCTCACAAGTGGTTGGCGGAGTAGGCGAAAGTGCAAGTCCAACAGCAACACCGGCTATGCTTTTTGAAGCAATAGCTAAAATCAGATCTCAAGGTTACGACACATCAAACGATTGTGCGATCGTGTTACACCCGAACATCGCTTACGACATTGCTTCAACTCTTACTTCAACTTTTGCGGCTCCGGCTTCAGCAGTTGGTAACAGTGCATTGGCTAATGGCTTCATGGGAACACTAGGCGGAGTTCCAGTATACCAATCATCTCTAGTTCCACTAGCTGATGGTTCAACTGCTGGTGACTACGGTTGCGGTATCTTCCACAAGGAAGCAATTGGTTTAGCAATGATGCAAGACATCAAGATCGAATCTCAGAGAGAAGCGACTTTAAGAGGTTTTGACATCATGGGAACTGCTGTATACGGAACAGGTGAGTTACAAGACTTGGCTGGCGTAAGAGGAAGTTTCGACTCAACAATTGAGTAGTTCTAACAAATAAGGAGGCAACTC